TCTGTGGCATATTATCTGCGGAAGCAATAGCAACCCTAGTGCTCTCGGGGATAGTAAAGTGTGCGTTCAGGATCGGCATTATTGCACCTCATAAGCAGCTTGGGGATCTTCCGGGTCAATCTGACTAATGGGCTGAAGCTGTGACGAAGGCAAACCAGTGTGAGGGATCTCCGGCAGATCAAGCGCAGCAAGAACACTCGCGGGATCGTAACCGGAAAGCACAAGCGACTGCACCATCAGGATCCGTTCGCGCTGAGCCTTCACGCCAGCCTCATCCAAGTTCACATTAGCTAAGGGAACCCTAACCACATCCGCAGACGGGTCATCCATCGGGGCGAGCTCCTCAAGCTTACGAACATCGTTGATCGTCAAGAAACCAGACTGAAGCCCAGTGCTATACGCACTCATCCTCGACTGAATATCGGCACGCAACAAACCGTCAAGATTGAACTTGATGTAAGCACCCTCACCGTTAGGCGAACGGGAAAGTAGCGGGGAGATCGCACCCTCGATCTTCTGAATGATCGGGCGCAAACCGTGAGTCACCCAAGCCAGGTTAGTTTGCTCCACACTCGCGTAAGAGTTAGTTCCGGGCAAAGCAAGCAGGTGGGGTGGCACATTGAAAGCACGGGCAATATCCTCAACCGCCATATGCCGAGCCTCAAGCGCCTGCGACTGTTGCGGGTCAATCTGCGTAGGCTTGAATGTAGCGCCACCGGAAAGCACACCAGTCTTGTGACCGCGCCTCCAACCCTTGTGACGGTTATCGAAACCAGCAGCAAGATCCGAAGCCTGCTCCTGAGTCAAGTTACCGGGGAACTCAATCACGCCACCCAGGTTCGTGCCCTGACCGAAGAAAGTGCTAGCAAACTTCTCAAGCGCAAGCGCAAGCCCGAAGTTCTCCTTGAGAGCCTTGACCCTAGAAACACCGCGCACCTCACCAGGGCGCACAACATCGGGAACGTGAACAATCTCATCGGAACTCAGAGCCCTATCCTCGCCCTCGATAGCGAACTGGATACGACCCAAACCGTTGCGCTGAATCTTCACCGTCTGAGGGTTGAGCACAACCAGGTTCACAATCTCGCCACGCCCGTTAGAGAACACACGAATGAAAGCGTTACCATCCAACAACAGCGAAGTGATGACCGCGGAATAGAAAGCCTCACGGGTGCTGTCAATGTCCGGCTTATCAACCCAGGTCGGTTTCGGGCGCAACGGGTAACGGGTTTCCCCTTCCCGATAGTAAGCATCAACAGGCAGGGTTGAGATCGTGTCCGAGATAAGCGAAACAGCGGAGAACACCGCGTTCACCTGGAACACCGTGTCGTTATTTAGGTTCACACCGGAAAGCGTGCCCAAAGAAATATCGTCACCCGAAGCGAACAAAGTTTGGTAGCTGACAGCCCTCTGCTCGAACAACTTATTGAACACCATATGTTATCGCCCTACGCTCAACCCAATAAGCAGAAGAAACACTCCCGCCACCACAATCCCGACTGGGACTGACATCAAAATAACGCCAGCGGTAATAGCGCCAGCACCAAGCAACTGCAACGTCGTGGACATATTCACCTAACTAAAGAATTGTGGTACGACAGTTTCCATTCTACCTGCGGTAGCTCTATCCACTGCCAAGATTGCTGCGACTGCTGCGTCAATCTTTCGCGGGCTCCCACGTTTCTCTTTCACGATCCGTGGACCCATGTTGTCTATCTTAGTCACAGCGTTATCCAAATGCCTAGCCAAAATCGGATTACCGTCATGAACAAAGCGTTTCTCAACCACACCGTCATAGAACTTCGCACACGCCGGAACCATACGCCGGGCAGAAGTCGAAGGCCACTCCACCACCGGAAGCCCCCTGTCCTCAAGCACCTGCATAGACCGTTGCCACCGGAACGGGTCACACGCAATCTCTCTGACATTCGGGTGATTCGCGCAAAAATCTATAATCGTGTTTTCCACATCAGCAATATCAACACGCCAGTTATCATCATCCTCGGTGAGATCCTTCTCCCAAGCCTTCACCAAAAAAATTCTAATTTTTTCATCATCATCTTTAGGGATAGTCGCACCCACGATAACGGAAGCGTCACCGCTGAATGAGCCGTCGAAGCCAAGGATGATTTCATCATCTTGGCTGATCTCGAACTCCTCCTCACACGCATCCCACGCCCCTGTGGGTAGCCAGGATATTGCGGAGCTTACCCATTGGTTGCATCGCTTAGTACGGAACTCTGCCTCGGGTGTTCTCTTGACGGCACTCTCAAAGTCTGCCGGATCCGATATGTCACCGTAACCGGGATTAGCCTTACGCCAAGTGTCAGGATCACGGTGATCCCCGTCATCCTCCCACCATGCCATGAAGAAGCTAGGGTCATCTATCTCCCCTGTTGATACCTTCTGCCCGTACTGGTACAAACTGTATGCGATGCTGTCCCTGCCGGTGTTGTCCATCTTGACCCCAGCTGTTGTGATTGCCACTAGGGTAGCCAGCCGTCCACGGGATCCCATAGCTAGTGACATGACATCGAATAGTTCCCGGTTGGGTTGGGCGTGGAGTTCATCGAACATGACGAAGTGAGGGTTGAGTCCTTCCTTACTGTAAGCCTCAGCGGATAGGGCACGGTAGACGGATCCATCAGCGGGTACTTCTATTGCGTCACGGTATAGGCGGGTTGATGCGGATAGCTCTGGTGAGGATTCGATCATGCGCTTAGCATCCTTGAACACGATCCGGGCTTGCTCCTTTTCGGCAGCTACCGAATACACTTCACCACCGTCTGGTCCAAGGATTAGCGAATATAGTGCTAGGACGGATCCCAGGGCGCTCTTACCGGATTTACGGGGCATCCCAATTAGTTGTACCCGGTGGCGTAGCCCGTCATCTTCATGGGCGAACATGTTGAGGACTAGCTCTTTCTGCCAATCCCGTAATGCTAGTGGGGATCCTGATTTACCGGCAACAGAGTCTTTGGTGATTATGCCGAACGCTTCAGCAAAATCTATAACATATTGCCCTTCGCCTTTGGCTATGTTTTCTTCGGGTACTGGCGTTAGCCAACGCGGTGGCCAGGCATCAGTGTGCATTTCTCCGCGCAATCAGTTCTTCAAGCTTTGACTGCTTTTTCACTTCTGCTACACCAAGCCGGGAACGATCTGATGGGGAGAAGCCCAGCAACGATAGGTTGCCAACTATTAGGCGGGTAAGGTTATCGAGTCTGCGAGCCATCTGCATATCATCTGACTGCATTACTTTGATCCGTAGGTTCCAACGCTCATCCACCATCTCGCAAGTCATGAGCAATAGTTCTAGGTCTGTGTCGGGGCTTATCCAGTTGATACCGGAAGCCCAAACACGATCCCATAGTTCACGCCCTGGTTTCAGGAGTGGGCGGGTGGGTTCTGGGATCTCCGTTGCAGCAGGGAGTATCTCGATCTCTGCCTGATCCGGCAAGGCACGCTTTCCTGGGTTACCGAGTAAGCGTTTCTGCTCTACGGGTTTAGGGGGTCTACCCGCTGGCATCTAACATCGCCTCCATAAGATTTCTAGCGACATTACCAGCTTCATGTGTGTTTAGTATAATTTCCGCTTCGCTTTTGTCGTAGCTGGGTTCACCCATTACGGCTTCCGCTAACGATTCCGGCGAATCAACCGCGCAATAAACAGCAGGCGCAATCTCATCGTAATCGGGATTACCCGTTAGCCAAC